CGATTACACCTACAAACATATTAATTAAAAAACAATCTAACAATGGAGCTGCAAATGTAGATGCTTTAGCTGTTGGTAACGCAACTATATTTTTACAAAGAGCAAAAAGAAAACTAAGAGAACTAGCATACAACTTTGATGTAGATGGTTATGTTGCTCCAGACTTAACTATCCTTGCCGAACACATTTCTGAAACTGGATTTAAACAACTATCGTATCAACAAGAACCTAATCAAATTATTTGGTGTTCAAGAAATGATGGTCAGTTAGTTGGTTTAACTTATCAGCGAGAACAACAAGTAGTTGCTTTTCACAGACATATATTTGGTGGAGCATTTGGAAGTGGTAATGCAGTTTGTGAAAGTGTTGCAACAATACCTACAGATGATTCTGAATATCAAACATGGGTAATTGTAAAAAGAACAATTAATGGTGCAACAAAAAGATATGTAGAATTTATTCATCAATATGATTTTGATGAAACAGATGATACATCATTTAATTTTTTAGATTCACAATTAGATTATAGTGGATCACCTGTAACAACATTATCTGGTTTATCACACCTTGAGGGTCAAACTGTATCGATCTTAGCAGATGGTGCAACACATCCAAACAAGGTTGTAAGTTCTGGAGAGATCACATTAGATAGATCTGCAAGTAAAGTTAAAATTGGATTAAGCTACACATCTTTATTACAAACAATGAGAATAGATGCTGGTTCACAGAATGGTACATCACAAAGTAAAACTAAAAGAATCTATGAGATTACTGCTAGACTTTACGAAAGCATTGGTGTGGAGATTGGTCCAGATTTAGATAACATGGAACGAATACCATTTAGATCTTCAGCTAACGCAATGGATAGTGGTATCAATGTATTTACAGGAGATAAAGAAATAGAGTTTAGAGGAAACTATGAGACAGATGGTTTTATATTTGTAAGACAAACTCAACCTTTACCTTTGACGATACTATCTTTATATCCTAAACTTCAAACTAACGATGGATAGAATATTAAATATAGTATCATACAAAGGAGAACACGGAGCATACATTATGAAGCAACAGATGAATCATACATTAATGGATAAGGATATGGAGTTTGATGGTAACGCAAAGAACCTAGAACAAGATAACTTAGCATTTACAGGTATGATTTCTGGCAAACCTATTTTTGCTGCAGGTATGAAAATTATTTGGAATGGTGTTGCAGAAGGTTGGGTGTTAGCTACTAAAGATGCTTTAGATCATCCTTTGCTAGTCGCAAGAGCAATCAGAAAAGATTTTGCAAGGATTGCTAAAGAAAATAATATCAATCGAGTTCAAACTGCTGTAAGAGCAAACTATACAACTGGTTTAAAATTTGCTAAATGGTTAGGTTTAGAGGAAGAAGGATTAATGAAAAAATTTGGCTTTGATGGTTCAGATCAATATATGTATGCGAGGTTATTCTAATGGGTTGGGTATCAGCAGCAACATCAGTAGTAGCAGCTAAACAAGCATCTGCAAATGGTAAATTTAATCAAAGTGTTGCAAACAGAAATGCTCTAATAAAAGAACAAGAAGCAGAAGCTATAGAAGCTAAAAAAGAATTAGATCTTGCTAAATTTGATAAACAGTTTCAAGTTCTTGAAGGAGAGGTAATCACAAGAATATCTACATCT